CCTGAATAAGGATTCAGGGTAAGTGAAGTTGATGGCGTCACAGACGTAACTGTGAATGTTCCGAAGCTCCCTACACTCACAACGAAAGGCACCGTGGGAAGCCCGACGGTGTTGGAGTATTGAAGCGCGATTGTTGATCCAGAAGATGTTGAGGTGGCGGTTGTCACGTTTGAAATTGAATACGTTACAGTAGTACCTTGAGGCACTGTCGCATTAATAGATGGACTGATCGAAAGAGCTGCACCAGAGTTGTTTGAGGATACGGTATATGTTCCAAAATTACCCAGCGTTACATTGAAAGGGAAAGCAGATGGCAGAGCAGTCGGGTACGTATAGGGTATAACTGAAGCCGAGTTTACGGTGGACACCTGAAAGGAACCAAGTGAACCAACTGTCGTGCTTCCAGTTGTGAACCCGGAAACGTTTGCCATTTGAATAGTGACAGACGCCGGGGTATAGAGAGTTGTGGAAACTACATTTTGAGTCACGGTTGTTGGTAAGTAATTTGTGAACGTGTTGGAGTAGACGAAAGTTATGTTCGAGCCGGAGACGGCCGACACGTTTGCAGTGACGAAACAGTTTGTGGTTGCTGGGCTAAAGGTCACATTCTGGTTCAGACCAAGGAGGGCTGGCTGGGACACGGCGAGCGTCACACCCGTAAGACCGTTCGAGTTAGAGGTCAGAGTCGTTGTGATACCGTAGAGGTTCATGGATGCAATATCAAGGTTCGGACAGAACAGGGTTCCCGAAGAAAACAGGATACCTTTCCCGGACTGATACCGGAACGCCTTCTTGGACTGACGGAGGACAGTCGAGCCGTGGGCGGGCGCCAGGGTCGAGAGGAGGACACCGCCGTCATAAGGGCGGTGTTGGGTCGACCCAAAAGGGTTCACAAACAGTTGCGTATTCGTCGGAGTTGCTGCTGAGAGAGATGTAAACGTGAGAGTATTTGAAACAATATTGAATGTATTCGACGAGCTCACATTACACACGAAATACGTGCCGTTTGCGGTCCATCCACCAGTTGCCGCTGTAAGGTAAGTTGTCTGAAGAGTCATGGGGGTTCCAGGGAGAATACCGTGTGCGTTGGACGTAAAGACTTGGATATTCGAGCTGCCATCCGTCTTGAGGCTCGAGAACTGGAGGTTCATGGTCCCACTGTTGTAGATGCCACCACGCTTGGAAAAGGTCAAGTTGGTCTGTACGTTTGCGTAGGTTCCTGCGGGGACCCACCCCTTGGCGATATAGTTGGCCGTATTTGCAGTTGCGTTGTTTGAAGTAACGATATAGTACCCTTCGGCCCGATCAGCATTCTTGGTCGGGTTTGAAAGGCCAAAGATGGAGATGGGGTTGCCCGTCACTTGGGGCTGGGAATAGACGTTGTTGTAGTACACGGTAATGTTGGAATACGGGGCGGTACCATCGGACACGACGTTTGAGAGGGTCGCATCTGTTCCTGGAATCTCGAAAAAGGTGGGGAATTTGCGAATATCATAGAAGGATTGCCACTTGGTTGCCTGGAGACCGTACTCGAAATCAGCATCCATCATAGCCTGACCGAGGGACACGCGCTGGCGTTCAATAGCGTCTGTCCCGAAATCATAGGGACGCGTCTGGGTAAGGCCCTGGTAAGGGCTCCCCTGCGTCGCGTTCAAGTTCATTACTTTAGTAGTGTATTTTTTTACGTGTCGGATTCAACCTCGAGTGTAAACGTCCAATCGATTCCGTTATTATTGAGCACGTTTCCAAACCGATCTATGACTGTTATGATGAGACGGTCAAGACGGTTCGACCGGTCGGTCACGACAATCTTCTGTTCCCATGCGCTCCCCTCTGTGTACTGGATGATACTGCCCGAGCCCGTGTTGTTTGGAATTTTGTATGTAATTTGCTGACCATCCAAAGAGGACGTTCCCAAATTTTGGATCCAAATATAGAAGCACGTATCAAAGTTGGTGATGTAACTGTTGGTTCCCGTGACGGATGTGGTTGTGCCAGGAGCGGTCTGGCCGTTGGTGAACCCAAGGAAATACCCGAGAGACAAGGGAGTCACACCAATAATGACCTGTCCGTTATTCGACGTGAAAGAGACCTGATTTGTCGTAGAAGTTGTGGCAAACACACCGACCGCACTTGTAATTTGGGAATTCAGAGCGTTAATAAGTGTCGTGATGTTATAGTTCCCTGGAGGGACCGTGTATGTCGTGCTGTTAAGTGTGATGGTGTTGTATGGTGCCCGAATGTTATAGAACCCCACGGGGATTTGAGCATCCTTGAGAGCCGCCGTGCGAATCGCCCTGTGGCGATTTCCAAGAATAATTGTACACTGGAAAGGATTCCCGTTTTGCTTATAAACCGAAGCCTGTCCAATTTGACCCGAATAGGTCTCGACATTTGACGAGGAACCCGTATCAACGTGGAGCTGGTACGTATTCATTCTACTTAATGTTTAGAGTTTTATTAGAGTCGCACAGCGACTCTGGGAGGCGCAGCCTCCTCCTCAATTGTATCACAGCCCGGGCAGCAGAGCTGCCCGCCCTGGTCTCTTAATTCATATAGACGCCATCCTTGTCCTCCAGGAGAGAGCCACCGATACCGCTTGCGATGTAGTAGTCACGCTGCTGGTCCCGGACGTACTCACCCGAGTTGCACAGACCACCTGGGTTCAAGCCCTGAGAGTAGTACGCGGCCGTCTCGGACGGGCCGGCCACACAGTTCAGACCCACCTTGAGATCAAAGATGCTTGCAGGGTCCGCGCTGGCGTTGGCACCGGCGGTCGTCACAAGAGGGTATGGCTCGTAGCCCGAGCTGTAGGAGGCGCCACGCTCCTTGACCAGTATAACCAGGATTGCCAGAAGCAGACCTATGATCACTGCATGGACCAACATTTTGCCCAACTTCGCCATTTACGAATAGTCTATATTTTTTTCGGTCTCGAGTCCAAGTCAGCCACAGGCTGACCTGTCCGATTCGCGTTAAAGGGAACAATCACTTTTCTTCAAAAGTCTTAGACCATGGAGTTTTCTTTCGATACGGGTGCTGGACAGACGATGAAAATGGATGACGACGAGGTGAAGATGTTGGACGAGATTTCAATTGTGGCTCCTGAGAGGAAGATCCCCATAAAGCCCAAGCCGGCTCGCCCAAGTCCATTTGCAAAGCGGGCCCCAGGGCCTTCTGCACAGGCCCCTGCTCCTGATGACGGTCTGGATATGTTTATGAATCCTGGGAAGCGTACTGCACCCCCAGTCCCACCCCCAGAAGAGTTTGACGGTGGTGAAGAGGGCGAGGAGTACGAGGGACAGGAGGAGGGCGGTGAGTTCCAGCCTGGTGGGGGCGCTCAGGTGCCTTCCGAGGGGTACAAGACGATCGAGGACGAAAAGGCGGACCTCCTGAACAAGATTAGCCGGTTGATGAAGAAGGGTATTGCTACTAGTGCTCGTCTGACCATTTACTCGGACGTCGAGGAGATTCGCACGGAATACAAGCGTATGATGTACGGTATCGAGGTGGACCGGTCCATCAAGTTCCAGCGTCGTATGCTCATTGCCTGTGTGACCGGTCTGGAGTTCCTGAATGACAAGTTCGACCCTTTTGATCTGGAGCTGAACGGCTGGTCTCAGAATATGATGGAGAATGTCGATGATTACGATGGGGTCTTTGAGGAGCTGTATAACAAGTACAAGACGAAGGTCCAGGTGGCACCAGAGGTCAAACTGATTATGATGGTCGGTGGTTCTGCTATGATGTTCCACTTGACCAACAGTATGTTCAAGGCGGCGGTGCCGAACGTGACTCAGGTCATGCAGCAGAACCCTGGGCTCATGCAGAACATGATGGATGCTGTTCAGCGGACACAGCAGGGTCAGGGGGCTCCACCAAACGTGTCGTCGTTCCCCAGTCCCCCAACCGGCGGTCCACGTGAGATGCGTGGACCCGGTATGGACTTTGGGTCTCTGATGAATATGATGGGCCCTCCACCAGCAATGATGACACGCCCACCTCGGTCTCAAGAGACGGACTCCGTGTCTGATATCGTGTCCATCGACGAGGGCGACCCAGATACCCGTGAGGTGCAGGTTGGAGGCGGCAAGAAGCGAGGACCCAAGAAGGGGAAGAAGGAGGTGAGTTTGTAAGCGCAGCTTACAAACCC